CCAAGGCGCTGCTGCCATTGCTAGGTTAAATGCCCTTTGCACTCCCGTGGCTGTGCCTACTGCGCTAGCGTAAGCCGTTTGCGCAGCAGTTAAAACTGTGGTCCGCAAAGCAAGCAAGCCCTGCATGGCTGCGCTCTCCTCTTGTAGTAAGGTTTGAATTTCCTGCAAGCCAGTTACAACTGCCATAACTGCTTGGAGTTTAACCATTGTTTTAGTTAAGTTCTCACTCTCTACACCCATTAAAGCAGTGGCGCCTTCTACTACTGAATACGCCCCAGCGACCGCCTGCACTGTTCCTATAACAGCGTCTAGCCTTCTAGTGTCACTAGCAAAGTAGGACACCTCAGCGCGGGCGTCGCCTATGCTGTCTTTAATTCTACCCGCTTGCTTTATAATGTCATTAGCTACATTTTGAAACTCTGGCCCCAAGGCTCTAGCCTCCATGGCTAAGTTGGTTAACTGCCTAACAGTTCCAGCCGTTGGGTTCTTAGTTGAAATTGCAGCCAGTTTCTTTTCTATTTCGGTTGCAGCCTTTGCGGTCTCAGCACTCATTTTAGAGCCGCTCGACTGAATAGCCACAATAGCCTCTTGCAAACCTTTGCGCAGCTTCTCTATGTCTGCACCTATAACAATGTTTAACGACCTTGCCATTACCTAGTATAATTAATTATAAAGTCCTGAGAAACTTGGTAGACTCCAGCAAACCCTGCCTCGTCGTCGGTTAATTGTACCTCGCTGTCTAGTTCTATTGTCTGGCATTTAACGCCGTTAAAAGTTGCTGGCAATGTAGCAGCCTCAAACGCTGCCCTTACTTGCTCAGCGACCGCCGTAGCGCTTGCGAATGTAGTGCCAAAAGAATTAACCTGCACCCGTGCAAAGTCTGTACGGCTGTGGCTAGTGTTGGTAGGGCTAGTAATTATGCTAACAAGGTTGTAACTTATTGCAGGAAAAGCAGACTCTTGCGGAATGCGCAAGGGGTTTAAGCGTGTACTAACAAGAGCAGTAAGCCCCGCGTAGTTGCTAAGAATGTTATAGGCTATTTTTATAGGGGCGCTCATGCTTTGGCGTCTGGGGTTAACTTGTCAAAGACATGCGAATATAACTTAACTGCCTCCTCTATACTAATATAGTCGCGCTCCTCCCATGGAAAAGTTAACAAGCGTTTTGGCTCTATTGGTTTTTTTAAGTGTGGTGCCATAGAAGTAGCAACCGCCCAGCGCATAAGTTCCCACTGGTTCCTATACTCTTGAGTCTGCGCGGACCGCATGCCCTCAAGTTTTAACCGCCAAAAGTGGGGCGTGCATTTCCAAAACTCGGCCTCACTTAGCCCAAGTTCTCCATAACTGATGCGCTCAATTTTGCGCCAAGTAAGCGGGGCGCTTTCGCCCTTGGCTGTTACTTTCCCTCTGGCTCGTCGCTAGAAAAGAAGTCAGTAACCGCAGCAGTAAAAGCGTCAAGTGCAGGGGTTAACTCGGAAAATTTCCGAATAGCTGCGCCTAATTTGTCAACTGTTTTAAACGGTGTTTTTTCGCCCTTGGCTTCGTAGCCTTCAATAATTCCGTAAAATGCGCAGGCTAGTGCAAAGTCCATAGACTTGGCTAAATCCTTTTGCATGTTTAAGTCTGCAAAGTTTTCCATGCCAGCCAACTGCATTACATTTTTAAGGCTATTCATGTTAAACAAAAGGGGATGACTAGCACCCCCTATTTTAATTTCTGTGCTCATGGCACAAATATAGTAAAACAATTATTAAACTGAGCCAACGGTCAATGCGCCAGTACCTTGCAAGGTTCCAGTAAAAGTTGCTTTGTCATTGTTAGGAGCGCTTAAGGACAAACTGCTAAAAAAAGCAGCGCCAGTTAATTTTTGGTCGCCGCTGCTGTTAGTAGTCATTACAACAGTTACAGAAGTGCCCGCCAACAAGTCAGTTAAAAGGTCTTTAAAAGATTGGCCCTGCGTGCTTACGCTTGCGTCCTCTTCAAAAATTCCCTCTACATTTAAAGTGTAGCCGTACTCGCCCGCAATAAATTCTTTTGCGCCTGCGCTGTCTTTGTTAGTAACATCAATCATGTCTTTTGAAATGTCGATGCTGTGAGATGTCGCGTTTGCGATTTTAGTTAATGTGCCTGCTACATCTTTATAGATGCTAATAAGCGTGCCGTTTACTAATCCAGTAGTTGCCATGGTTATTTATATATTAAGTTATTTTTCTTTGCTAAGTCGCGCAGCATTCCGTCTACGCCTTTAATTACTTCGTCTGTTACATTAGACGCGTTTCTGTCTAGGGCTGGTCGCATAAATGGGCGAGGCGCTAGGCTTCCCGTATAGCGTCCGTTAGACTGAATGCGGGGCGCTGTGCCATATTCAAACATGACGCCAAGGTAATTGTTATAGTATTCTTTACGCAAGCCTATTAAAGTCTTGTCTAAGTTCGTGCTGTCTTTGGTGGTAATAAAACCAATGGAGTCGCGAAGGTCTCCCGTGTTTACTGGGACTAAACTTTTAGCCGTTGCTATAATTGGCTCAGCACTTTTGCGGAGTAACTTCTGCAACTTAGGGCTTTTAATGTCTACACCAATAGCCTCCAGCGCGTTAATTACTTCGCTCATTCCCTCTATGTTTTTGTCGCTAGCCATTACAGTGTAACTTCGGTTTGTAGTTTCAAATATAGGTTGCGCTGTAAATTTGCTATGTTAACAATGTTATGGGCTATGCCGTCCTCTACTACTCTATGCTTGACGCTCACGCTGGTATTATACCGAATAGTATAATTTACTATTTGCTTATGCTCTCTTCGGTCGGCGTTTACATTCTCATTACCAGCCTGCGCTTCTACGCGCTCAGCCCATGCCGTAGCGTACTCGGTCCAAGTCTGCAACTTCTCCCCCGTGTTCGTGTCTATTGTCTCGGTGTAACTTTGTAGGCTCACCAGTACATCCATAGCCCCTGCATTCATTATACTAGCACTTGGATTTTATACGGGTCCAACAAATAATGAAAGCCAAACTCTAACGGGCTTTGTATAGTTCCGGTTACAATAGCCTGCCTATTGTCGTAATACTGAGCAATTAACAAAAGTGCAGCGTGCTTTATTGTCATTGGGAAAATAGTGTCAGGGTCTACGCTAGAAGTGCCAACTGGGTTAAAACCCTCTGTGAGTTCTACTATGTATTTAATCCCGTCGTCTGTTACCAATGTCGGCGCTGTTTCTATAAAAATGTTACGACTGTATAGGCCCATAGGCTCAGGGCTAGCAATCCAGTCTGCTGCGTCGTAGGCTGTAATTGCGTTGCTGTCACTAATGTAGTAAACATTTGTTACAGACAAGCAGCGCGTGTTTAAACGCAAGTAGTTGCCGCTAGGTATATTGGTTCCGTTAAGAGGGTTAACTAGCGCAGGCTGCCCCGTAAAGCCGTCAAAGCCATAGCGTGCCGTAGCCTTACGAATAGAATAGCCAAGGTAATTACTGCAAGCCTCCACAGCCATAGCAATAAGCCCGCCTATGTAGGTGTCGTCTGCGCTGCTTGTAACGCGCAGGTGCTGCTTAGTTTCTGCTAGTGTTATGTAGTCAGTAGCGGCGTTAGTAAAGGCGGTATAATGGCGTGCAATAAACATTTTTTATTCGGCGTCTAGTTCGGTTTCTGGGTTAACTGGCTTAGCCTTTTTGCTTGGCTTGCTAGGTGAAGTAAGCACGGGTATTTCAATAGCTACGCCTGCCTCAATTAAAAGCATGGCCTGCTTGGTTTCCATAATTACCTCCTCGCCTGCATTATAGGAAAGGTTAAACTGCCCAGAAGGGTTAGCAATAAATTTAATTTTCATATTAGCCCAAGGGTGGCGCAGTCAAGGCCACCCTTAGCACTCGGTCTTTAATGACTCCGAGCAGTCAAGTTATTAGGCTACAATGTCCTTACAAACTGCAAACGCAGTAGGCTGCAACAAGTTACAATCCAAGTAAGCGTTCAATACAACATTAGTCAAACCAGCAGTAGCTCCACTATATGGGTCTACTGTGAGTTCCATTCCACCCCAAGAGCCAATGGCCATCTTCGAGAAGTCACCAAAAATCATAGCAGACAAAGTGCTGCTAGAACCTTTAGACAAGTTGCTAGGAACCAAAGTAGAAGTGGCAACTGGGTAGCCGTTCAAGTCCATACCACCAGCAGGCCAAATAAAGTTACCTTCTACGCCAGAAGATTGGCGAGGAATAGTCTGCAAAGCAGCTTTAACTTTAGGGTTAGTCAAGTAAGCAACACCCTCACCGTTAGCGTTCTCTACGGCTTTCATCAAATTAACAACGTCAGCCCAAACTGGAGCAATACCGTTAGCGTTGGTAGCGTTAGAAGTCGCGCCGCCTGCAAAAGTTACATTGACATTAGCGTTGGCAATAATACCAGTAGGCTCGTTAGAACCACCGCCTTTAATAGCAGCAGTTTCCAAAGACTGAGCCATAGCATTAAGGAGCCAGTTTCTTACATAAGTGTCAATGCTGTTAGAAGACTGAAGCATTAACTGGTTAGAAACTTGAATGTAAGCAGCCAAGCGCTTAGGGCTGAAAGTGATTTTAGAGAAGGCGGGGCTCTTTTCAGTAGCAGAACCGTTCTCAGTATTCCAACCAGCAGAAGGCACAGTGCTAGCGGTTGGCATGTCCAAATTTCCAACCAATCCTGACAATTGCTGAACGCCCAAACCGCGCAATACAGTCTTAGGCAACAATACATCAATAATAGAACCAACTGATGTTTGAACATTCACGCCACCCTCAGAACCTGAAGTACCGCCAGTTACAGACATGTCGCGTTTGAAAACTTCGCTAGGCACTTTCATAGAGTGAGCAGAAACAGAAACACCAGAACGCTGGAACTCAGCAGCAGCCATAGAGTTGAACTCAGCCTCTACACCTTCGCGACGGCCAGTAATAGCCATTTCCATAGCACGCTTAAAGCTGTACTGTTCTTTCATGTTTTCCTTTTCCTTCTCTTCGCTACGGCTAGCAGAGTGGCCAGCAGCCTGAGCGGCCAAGTTTTGCAACTTTTCCAAGGTTTCTACCTCTGCCTTAATCGCACCCAGACGGGCTTCAATTTCGGTCAAGCGGTTGGTTTCACTGTCAGCCATAGAGCGGGCTTCCTTCTCAATGGTGGTTTGCAAGGTAGACAACTCGCCGAGCAAGCGTCCACGCTCTTCTTTCAATGCTTTAATTTTATTCATGGTTTTTTTGTTTTTGTTTTATAAATTTTCGTAACGCAACAGCGCAAGTTTTAAAATGTCGGCTGCTGCTTGGCTTTGCTTGGCGCTTTCTATTTCGCGCTCTTCGTCTCTCATTGCTACAATGCTACGGGCGTCGGCCTCGGTGTCAGCATAAGCGGGGTAAGTAACTGGGCTAACATCGTAGAGGTCTTCTATAACAGTAATAGTTCTTTTGCCCATTGTGCCGTATTTTGTAGAGTCGCTCCACTTCTGCTCCTTAATGGTAAAAGCAAAGCTGCTCTGCGTAATGTCGCCGCGCATAATGCTGCGCACTACTGACATGTGAGTAGGGTTCTCGTAGTCTGGCACCCATGTATACTCTAGGTTTCCGTCACCATTTACAAACACATTGCAAGTGCCTGACAAAGTACGGCCTAGAATTAACTCGGCTTCATGGTTAAATAAACAGCGAATGTCGTACTCTTTGCCTAGAGCGTAGTCAAACGCTCCGCGCTCTATAACCTCCTCGAAGTAGCCAAGGTCAGTAACTGAGTTAATTACAGCAGCAATGCCGCCAATTTCTTTAGGCATGTTTTCGCCTTCGCTTCGCGCTATGACGGTGCCAGTAAATGTTCTGCGCTCTTGTTTCATTATATTACCTCGGTGTTATTAACTCCGTCTGGGTTATTGTTTTTGTCTGCGGTACTCATAAGCTGCGCTATTTTCGCATCCATGTAAGCGTTAATCTGGCTGCTTGGCATTAGG